TCGACAAGTGGCGCATTCGCGTGCGCGCTTTTGTTGACGACTACGCTTTCAACAAAGATAAGCCCATCAATCCCGACAACTTTCCCATCGCCTTCAATCTTCGTCAAGAAGGTGCAGACTTCAAGTTCAAGTACGGAAAAGGAAAGGATGGCGTTGCTCTGAGTCGTTGCATCGACCAGTACCTTCGCTACCTTGAACCCATCTACTCCGTGCTTGAGAGCACCACCATGGATCACGCCATGCGTATGGTCCCCGTCTGCATCTATCTCTACGGTCCTCCTGGATCCGGAAAGAGCTCAGTCGCCCAAGCCCTCTGTCACAGAGTCCTCGCCTACTATTGGCGCGACAAGCCTGCCTACCTCGAACTCCTCAAGAAGAATCCCAATCTCTTCTGCTACGCGCACGACCCTGCGCGTGAGTTCTGGGATGGCTGCCGTCCTGATATCATGTGCCTACAGTTTAATGACTTCTTCCAGAACCCTGACCCTGTCAGTAAAGAAGCCTTTGAACTCATGCAGTCAGTTGACACTTTCCCCCAGCATCTCCACATGTCCGATATCGCAGACAAAAAGTCAACCTTCATCCGCCCGATCTTTGTTGTTGTCAGCTCCAACCTTGACAGCACCCCCAAAGCTCTCCTGCGGGTTCCTGAAGCCCTTGACCGTCGTCTCCATTTCCGCGTCATGTGCACATACCGTCCCGAGTATTGCCTCCAGTCCGAAAATAAAGGCGAACTCAACACGATTGACGAGATTAAGACCCGCAAGCTCAACACTGCGAAGCTCAAGACAGATTCGAACTTCACTGTTGGTGAGGCTGTTGGTCGTCCCTGGGATCCCGAGATCCTAGAGTACCACAACCTCACCGTCACCTCTAGTTCTGTCGAAGTGTCCCCCGAACCTATTTACTTCGACCAACTGGTAGAACGAATCTGCCGTCGCCTTGATCAGCATAAGGCCGACTTCCTCGCCTCCACTGAGTCTTACCGCAAGTACGTAGCTGAAGCCATTCAGAAAAACACCTGCTCAGGTGGAAAGACCACCCAGAGTGGTTGCATCTGTGGCGTTTGTGAAGAATGCCAAGTCCGTATTGCTAAAGAGCTCACAGCTCTTCATTCGGAACCACCGCCTGCTCCTGCAGCCGCTGCGCATTCACCGCCTCCAGCTCGTCTTTTGCCTCCGACTCCCAAGGATCCTGATCCTCCTACGGAGCGTCCCCCTCCGCCAGCGCCTTCTCCCTTCTATTACCCCGATCAGGAGGAGACCGACCCCTCCGTCGTTCCCGTTGGTGGACCACCGCCCTGTCTCATCAAGACCACCATCGATCCAGAGGCTGAAGCTGCCGCGGAAGAAGCTCGCTGCATCTCTCTCGCTCAGTCCGAAGGAAATTTCTACCACAAGCTCCTCACCGCAAATGCCGATGAATTCCGTCGTCTCTTTGACGACCAGCATACCTCTAATGCTTACATCGACCGCGTTCATGAGGAGGCCATGAAACTCCTTCGTGACCCCACGTACACTGCTCGTGTCATGCGAGATGCCCGAGGTTTCGTCCTCGTAGACTCTCAGATCTGGGGCCGCCGAGAGGTGGACCCAGTCGTCGAAAGCATGATTCGTTCGCGTCACCTTCTGTGGCGCGACGCAGTCGTCAATGAAGTTGCCTACGTGCTCACTCGCGCCCGTCGCGATGCTGCACCCCGTATAGGCACACACATTGACGCCTGCATAGCTTTCTACGAACGCTTCTCCCGTCTTCCTACCGGATTTACCCCGTTCTTGTCCCTCATCGACTACTCCCACAACATCGCTCCTGATCGCTTGTGGGATGCCTTCGTCACCAAGATGAGAACCATCCGCAAACAGTTCATGGAAGACCCAGCAATCTCGAAGCTAGACCTCGTTCTCTCCTGGTTGCCTTTCATCGGTGCCATTCTCGCCCTAGGTGGAGTCATCTACGGTGTCTATCGCTACTTCCGAAAGGAAGAGAAGACAGACTCTGACAGCCACTCTGGAGAGAGAATTCCGATGATGGTGAAGCGTGAGGTCCCTGTACCTACAGCTCCCACCGTCCGCGTTACCCATAGCGCTCTCGACCAGACTGCTTCTGACCTCATCCGCCAAGCCCTCCATTCCAACGTCTATCGCATTGTCGATGACAAGAACAACTGTTCCAACGGTTTAGTTCTTGTCAAAGGACGAAGTTTCATGATCAATACTCACTTCGTCCGTCGACTCGATGCGTGGATCAAGGTTGGCTTTCTCCACAAGGACGGCAACGTGCTCATTGAAAAAGTGAGCACGGGCGTCCGCTACGAGGTCCCTGTCAAGGATTTCCTCAGTTCCATCGCTGCTACTAAGTTTGGCACCTCCGACATTAGTGTCGGCGTGATCTCCAACGGCCAAGTTCCCCAGGCCGCAGACATGCTCGACAAGATCCCCACTCTCGAAGAACATCAAAAACTCGTTCGAGAAGGTCACTATGTCGCCATTCTCAAGTACACTGGATCCATTCCCGAGATCTTTGTCACCACAGTCCGTCCCGTCGAAAACTCCCTCGCCAATGACCCTGGCAACGGAGTCATCAAGTTCCGCTACGGATACGACTACAACGGTAAGTTCCAACCCGGAAATTGCATGGAGCTCGGATACTTGTGTAACCCGCAAGCCCGAGCAACACGCCTCATCTTCGCCCACGCGGCTGGAGATAGCTCCGGAGGAACTGGTACAGCCCTCATCCGTGAAGACATCGAAGAAGCCCTTAAGTCCTTCGAGCCCCAGATCGCACCAATCATCACGGAAAGAACCACCCACTCAGACCCCTTCGCCAAGTTCAACGGTTTTCCCCTCGTCTACAATCTGAAGAAAGAAGAAGTGCACCACACAGCTGGTCGCACCGACATCATTCATTCTCCGATTGGACGTCTCAAGAACCGCCCTTGGCCTGACACCCTAGCCCCCGCCCGATTGCGCCCGTTTGACAAGGACGACGTCACAGTGCATCCCTACTTGCTTTCCTCAAGCAAGTATATGTATAGATGCGTCCCTCTGTCCAACCTCACGCCGATCGAGGCTTGCTGCGTGTCCACGCGCTCCTCACTCGAGAAAGCTTACTTCGGTCGTCCTGAGTACTACGGTCGCATCCTCCCCTTTGAGGAAGCAATCGCAGGCTCCGAGCTCAACCCCTACATCCGCGCCATTCCGCGCCAAACCAGCCCAGGTTACCCCCATGTCCTTCGCTCAAAAGGCATGCCCGGAAAGACCTACTGGTTAGGCAAGGAAGGCCCCGTCGACTTCTCAACTGCTCCCATGCAGGAACTCCGCAAAGAAGTCGAGGAGGCCATCGCTCTCATGTCCCAAGGCAAGATCCCTGAATTCGTCTGCCTCGACTTCCTGAAGGATGAACTCCGTCCCTTAGAGAAAGTCGAGACCGGGCAGACCAGATTCATATCAGCCACCAATATCGTCCTCTTGACCATTATGAAGATGTATTTTGGTGACTTCTCTGCCTGGATGCAGGAAGCTCGTATCAGCAACTCAAGCGCCATCGGAGTCAACCCACACTCTCCCGAGTGGGAAAGACTCTATCACCATCTCAAGTCCCTTGGCACCGAGAACTTCTCGGATTGCGACGTCAAGGCTCTTGATTCGAGTCTTCTCGCGCACATTGTCGAGCTGATCCTCAAGCACATCATCGAGCCCCACTACAAGAACTCCACACCCGCTGACAGACTTGTCCGCCGCTGCCTCATCGAGCTCATTGTTCGATCGATGCATGCCCACATGGACACAATCTATCAGTGGCTGATGGGCCACCC